AACGGCGGATTCGGCTGCGATGAAGTGTTGCAAACGTTCCGATTCAAACGTGCGGTTGATGAACTTGAGTTTGGCGGCGGTTGTTTTGCCGGTTCCGGATGGACCCTCGACCACATCAATGCGCGAATCGTAGGCGATGAAGTCAATTTGCTTTTGTGACAGTCGGAGCGGCATTATTCGGGAACCTCGCTGTCGGTCACGTCTTCAATATCAACAAACCCGGAATCGAATTCCGCAATCTCCGTGTCTGTTGTTTGATGATCGTCGACGCCGTTTATAAACTCCGCAATCGCTTCGTGACCGCCTTGGATGGCTTCTTCCATCTCTTTGTAGTTGTTGTTATAGGCAACGTCAATTAACGCTTCAAACGCCCTTGTGTCGCCGCTGACGGCTTTTTTGATTTGCGCCACCGTGATGGTTTCAATGACGGTCAGGTTCTTCGTCTTAGCTTCTAATATGTTTTTTAACTTCTCAACTTTTCCGCCGTTGACAGGCAACTCCAAGAGGTATCCGACGATGTCGCGTATTTGTTTTTGCTTCTTTTTCGTTTTCATCGAAGCATAGGCGCCTTTGCGTTGCGCCCATTTTGGCGGTTTCGATAGAAGATTTGCCTGTGAATTCGGGTGTTTCCCCGGTGCGTATTCCGCCACTTTGTTCCCCCTACTTTCTGTAATGGCATCCTTCGGCGAGTTTTTCGTAGTCTACATCGTAAAGGCCGAGATGGTTGATGATACCGAGCGGCGTCAAATCGTATCGTCTGGTGACGTATCTCGAAAAATCCGTGTTGCTATTCGTTTTGACGTTGACGGAAACAGGTTCCGGAACGCCGATCGCATACGCAAGTTGAACCTCGCATTCATCAAGGTCGAAGTCTCCGATAAGGTCGATGGCAATCTTCCGGGCCATATAGGATGCGCTACGGTCAACCTTGGACGGATCTTTGCCCGAGAACGCTCCGCCGCCAACCGGAACAAATCCGCCGTATTGGTCGCAAACGATCTTTCTACCGGTCAATCCGCAGTCCGCGGTTGGGCCGCCAACCGTCCATGTTCCGGCCGGGTTTACAAGCAACTTCGTTCTCTTTGATAGTTCGATGCCGGACTTCATAAGAAGTTTCGTGACGTAAGCTTGAACCATATCAATCGTCACAATCCCGGCGCGGTGCATCGCGTGGTGGCAAACGCTAATCAAAATGGTTTCGACGCTTTCCATCGTCTTTAGCGCGTCCAAGTCGACCGTCACTTGCGTTTTGGCGTCGCCGGCAAGGATTGTTTCTTTGTTGCCATCGACGTCTAATTCGATCGCTTGGATGATGCGGTTCGCTAAATCAAACGCAAACGGAAGGAACGATTCGGTTTCTTTGGTTGCATAGCCGAACATGATGCCTTGGTCGCCGGCGCCGATTTTTTCTTGCGACGATACCGCGTTGTTGATCTCTTGTGATTGCTTGCCAATGATATTGATTACTCGGTCGACTTTATAGCCGAGCTTCTTTGCTACGCTTCTTGCTACGCTTTCAAAGTCCACAACGGCTCCGGTGGTAATCTCGCCGCCAAGAACGATTGTGTTGTCTTTGACCATAACCTCGCAGCCGACGTGGCTCTTGCGGTCTTGCTTAAGGCACGCCGTCAGGATTGCATCGCTGATTTGGTCGGCGTATTTGTCCGGGTGGTACTTGCTTATTTGCTCGGTGCTAAACAGTCGCATAAAGTTCCGCCTTCTTTCCTGTGAATGTTTCCCAACGTTTGACGATGACGTCCACGTACTTTGGATCAAGTTCCATCATGAAGCAGGAGCGCCCGGACTGTTCCGACGCTATGATTGTAGTTCCGGATCCGCCAAACAAGTCGATGATGTTCGTTTGCGGTTTAGATGAGTTGTCGATGGCTTTTTTGACAAGCGCGATCGGCTTCATGGTTGGGTGTTCATCGCTTTTGCTTGGGCGTTCGAAATCCCAGACGTCCGTTTGCTTGCGATCCTTAAGCGGTACAAGCCGTGGCGCACCGTTCTTCCATCCGTACCAAATCGGCTCGTATTTCGTGTGATAATCTTTGCGAGATAAAACCAAGCGGTCTTTGTTCCAAATAATCGTGCTCGACCAATGATAGTCGCAGTCAAACATCGATTGCATCATCCCGCCCCACTCTTGGGCGGACATAACGACGTATGCGATGGCGCCCGGATTGAGCGCTTCGTTCATGTTTTGGAACGCTTTGTCCATGAAGTCTTTGAATTCGCTTGTGGACATTGAGTCGTTCATGATGGTGCGTTTTTTATAACCTCGATCATTGTCGTCTTCAACATCGCCATAGTTAACGTTCCACGGTGGGTCCGTGAAAGCCATGTCGGCTTTTTGTCCATCCATGAGTTTTTCAACATCTTCTTTGATCGTCGAATCGCCGCACATCAAGCGATGATTGCCGAGAATATAAACCTCGCCATGATTCGCTACGGCTTTCTCCGGTAATTCAACAACAAAGTCGTCCTCTACCGCTTCGGTCACTTCTTCTTCAAGTTCAAATCCGAAGTCGGTCATGTCGATGTTTAAGATGTCAACCATTTCGCCGTGCAGAAGGTCAAAGTCCCACTCCGCAAGTTCGGACACCTTATTGTCGGCAAGGCGGTACGCTTTGATTTGTTCGTCGTTTAGGTCGCTTGCGATAATCACCGGGACCGTTGTTAATCCGAGCTTCTTGGCGGCTTTAAATCGCGTGTGGCCGGTTACGATGACACCGTTCTTGTCGATGATGATAGGAACCTTGAAACCGAATTCTTTGATGGATGCGGCGACCGCGTCCACTGCTTGATCGTTCTTCCTTGGGTTTTTTTCATAGGGCTTTATTGCTTCGAGTTTGGTTTCGATGACGTTCATAAAAGTTCCTTCCCGATGCTCTTTCGTTGCTATAAATATATATATGCTCTTTAGTACAAAAAGAGCTTTAAGTACTATAACCACCATATACATTGTTTATATTGCGTCGGCTCATGATGCCGATTTGTGCAATATCATCGTTGATCATACCGTTGCAGAACTCCATCGAAGGGGTAGCGACTTCGTAGCAAAGACATGAAAAAGAACCAATGAATGGCGGCCGTATGGAAAAGCCGTCCGTGGAAAAGGGGGTAACCACAAACGGCTAATACCCAATAGAAAAAGGCACCGCCGGGACGGCAATGCCTTTGTAATGCTTTAATACACAAGAACTACAATACTAAAATACCATGTAATTTATTTCATGAAGTCTATAGTTAGTCTATGGTTTGTTGCTATTGATGACTTCTTGTGTGTGCTTTTCAATCAATTTCTTGTTCGTGAACACCTTGATGAACAAGTAGCCGTCGTCGTCAACCCAAAAGTTGTATACACGCATTTTCATAATTGATGATATGTTTCGGCCTTCGCTATCGCGGAACAACCATCGAAACGATTTCGTGCGCCATAGTTCAAACTTTTCGCTTTGATAGATAACACTTCTTGAGTTTGTTCCAATCCTTACTTTGCCACTCAATCCGCCAATTATTTCACGACCGAATGTTACAAAGTA